AGGTGATGGCGTCACAGGGACTAATCAAGCGCCATGAGTTGGGTCCCCGCTGGGTTGAATACACCCGCCTGATGCCCCTCCGCAAGCGGGAGCGCATCGCCCGCTTCCTCCGTGGGTGAGGGGTTGACAGTCCTATGGGTTCGTGATAGGCAGTGCCCCCCTGGCGGGGGGTGCCGCCCGTCGGCGCGTGGGGGCGTCCCCGTATATAAAACCGATGGGTCCCTCCAATCTATAAAGTCTTGCTTTTGCCAGCTCTTTATAGAACTCTACACTTTTCTATATAAACCAAGAATGGATAATGAAATAACTCATATGCAAAAAAATCCCGGAGAAAATTTTAGCACCGTAGAGGTCGATCCAGTAACTGGTGAGTATGTGATCCAAGTACCAGAATGGGTGATATCCGAATTCGGGTGGTATGAGGGCACAGAGATCAATATGGAAGTTGACGGAGATGCTATCGTAATAACCGAACGGTAGTATAGACAAAGGATTGATCTCATAGTATAATTACTTTTGAATGCATTCAACATTTTAATTTGACCTAATTATGGCAAAAGGATTTACAGTAAAAGCAAAGTCTCCTGTTGTAAAAAAAGAAGCAGAACCAGAATGGGACTATGCGAGAGCAAGAGAAATGGTCAAGGGAAAGACCGTTGTATTCTGTTTACCAGGTCGTGGTGTATCTTACACGTATCTGAAGAACTTTGTACAACTGTGTTTTGACCTTGTACAATCTGGAGCAAGTATTCAGATTAGTCAAGACTATAGTTCTATGGTGAACTTTGCACGTTGCAAGTGTCTTGGTGCTAATGTATTGCGTGGACCAGATCAGAAACCTTGGGATGGTAAACTAAAGTATGATTATCAGTTGTGGATTGATAGTGATATTGTATTCAACTCTGAGAAGTTCTATCAATTGGTATTGATGGACAAGGATATTGCAAGTGGTTGGTATTGTACCGAAGACGGTCAAACCACCAGTGTTGCACATTGGATGGAAGAAGATGACTTCCGAAACAATGGTGGTGTTATGAATCACGAAACACTGGAGACGATTGTAAAGCGTAAGAAACCATTTACTGTGGACTATGCAGGATTTGGTTGGTTGCTGATCAAGAATGGTGTGTTTGAGCACGAAGACATTAAGTATCCTTGGTTTGCACCGAAGATGCAGATCTTTGAATCTGGTGAAGTACAAGATATGTGTGGAGAGGATGTATCATTCTGTCTGGACGCAAAGGAAGCAGGATTTGAGATTTGGTGTGATCCTCGCGTCAGAGTTGGTCACGAAAAGACTCGCGTGATCTGATATGTCACAGGAGTTTTATACAATTCTCCATAGGGGTCAAGTACTTGCAGAAGGCTTGACCGAAGACGAATACTTTGATAAACTACTGGACCTAGCAGAGGACTTCTACTCTACTGGGTCTCCGAACCCCTCGGAACTTGATACTCAAATTACTACAGGTGATTAACTTATGGCACGCTCTAAAGTCGGGCTCTCTGGCGAAAAATTCGTAGAATCCAAACCGAAGAAGACTCGTCAAGGATCCGGAAAAAACACGAAGTACGCCGCTTCTTCTCGCAATAATGCTAAAAAAGCATATCGTGGACAAGGTAGAAAATGAACACAAGGAGGGGCATTGACCCCTCTTTTTTAATAAATACCTAAAAACAAACTGGTTAGATGAAAACATATAAACAATTCTGTACTGAAGCAAATACTGTACTTACAGAAAATGCTGCTACTGCTGGTACTCTTACCAAACCACGTAGTGGTAATGCACTGACCAGATTAAGAACTAGTGTTGGACAAGCACTTTCTCCTGTTACTCGTCCTGTTACTCAGTTAAGAGATAGAATTGGACAGGCGATCTCTCCTGTTACTCGCCCTGTTAATAGGGTTATGAATAGAGTTCAACCTTTTAGAAACTTCTATCGTGCTCAGAATGTTGGAGTTGCTCTTGATAAAAATCAGTCACCTATTGATAGAATAGGAGCAGGCGTTGGTATAGCATTACCTATGGCAGGACCGATTGGTGCTGCTATTGTGAATCAAGGACAGTCAGGTTCTGCGGTTGATACACTTGCTCAAAACATACCTGGAATGAAAGCAGATCCAAAAACTGATATTGGTAAAAAACTTGGCGATAAGATTGGTCAAGGAGTTAATTACCTCGGAAATCAAGTAAAAAGATATAATAATTGGGCACGAAAGAATAACGTAAGAACAGGATATTGATTGATAGGGATAGCAACCCCTTTAAAAGTTCTGATTTCAGTGTAAATCAGGAGCTACAATGGGCAATTCACCTGTCGATAGAGACACTAACTACATGAGAGAAATGTGGGGTACCACAAGACTCGTTACTGACTACCACCAAAGTGAAAAAATGAACGATTTTCTTGACAACTTAGGCAATCATCAGCACCAAAAGATGCTTCGTGAGATTGCTAACGATGATCTAACACCTAAAAAGCACGATTTGAAGACTCAGAACGAACTTCATGAGAAAATTCGTGATGATAACGGTACAGATACAACATATGGTCAGATTTCTGGGTAGAAGGTATAAATAAATTCAGAAAAATCTACCATTTCAATGCCTAGTAAGAGGGTTTCAAGAGCATTTAAGGATATTAGTTTCTCATTTGATCCACATCCTGTGACGAAAGACCTTCCTGTCTTGATAAATGAGCGTGCTATTGTGCGCTCAGTTCGTAATTTGGTTGAAACAATACCAACAGAACGCTTTTTTAACTCTGATTTAGGGTCTGATGTTCGTAGAAGTCTCTTTGACTTCGTTGATGTTGGTACTGCACGTATTGTTCAGGACCAAATTACCGATACAATTCAATTTTATGAGGATAGAGTTGAAAATATAGAAGTTCAAGTCGATCCAAGACCTGATGATAACAGTTTTGATGTCAATGTATTCTTTGACATTGTAGGTCAAGATTTTCCACCTCAAGCATTTTCATTCATATTAGAGGCAACACGATAAGATATGCCTTTTACACAGTTTACTAACCTAGATTTCGATCAAATTAAGATCCAGATCAAAGATTATCTCCGTGCAAATTCAAATTTCACGGATTTTGACTTTGAAGGATCTAATTTTTCGGTCCTGATCGATACTCTTGCGTACAATACTTACATTAGTGCGTTTAATGCGAACCTAGTTGTCAATGAATCCTTCCTGGATGGTGCAACAGTTCGTGAAAATGTGGTTTCACTGGCAAGAAACATTGGTTATATACCTCGCTCTAAAAGCGCCGCTAAGGCACACGTAACATTCAGTGTACCTACCACTACCAGTAGTGATTTTATCACGCTTGAAGCAGGTTTAGTGTGCCTTGGAAGGCAAGATAACACGTCATATCGCTTCTCTACCCCACAAGATATCACTGCTTCTGTCATAAACGGAGTAGCGCAGTTTGGAACTGCAGATAAACCCATTGAAATCTGTCAAGGTTCATATTTGACAAGACAATTCTTAGTCAATACCTCTGTTGATCAAAGATTTATCCTTGATAATCCAAATATTGATACATCCACAATCACTGTTTTCGTAAAAGGTATCAATGATACTGGTTTAGGTATAGAATATAAGAAAGTTGACAATATTTTAAACATTGATAAGACATCTGAGATCTTCTTACTGCAAGAAGTGCAAGATGAGCACTATGAACTCCTGTTTGGTGACGGATATTTCGGAAAAGAAGTAGAAAATAACGCAGTTATCACCGTTAGGTACATTGTTACCGATGGTGAGAGTGGAAATGGTCCTTCAGTCTTTGATTTTCAAGGAAATTTTGTAGATCAGTCCAATGTTAGGGTAATTCCCACTTCATCTGTCCCCGTAACCACCGTTCAGAAGGCGCAAAACGGCGGCGAAATTGAAAATGTGTCCTCTATCAAGTATTTTGCTCCAAGACTCTACTCAGCACAATACAGAGCGGTTACATCAAGGGATTATGAGGCGATTATTCAGTCAATTTACCCAAATACAGACTCTGTTGCAGTAGTTGGTGGCGAAGAATTGACTCCACCGCAGTTTGGAACAGTTCAAATCAGCATCAAACCAAAAAATGGCACTTATGTCTCTGATTTTGACAAACGGAACATACTCAATAAGTTAAAACAGTACTCAATTGCTGGTATTAACCAAAAAATCATTGATCTTAAGGTGCTTTATGTTGAACTTGAGTCAAATGTTTACTACAACTCAGCACAAGTCTCTAATGTTGACGACTTGAGAACAAATATTATTGATAGTTTGACAAAATACTCCAAAGATATTGATATGAACCGCTTTGGAGGTCGCTTTAAGTATAGTAAGATACTTCAATTGATCGATCGTGTTGATAATGCAATCACTTCTAATATCACTAAGGTAAAAATTAGAAGAGATATGAAGGCATTGATTGGTCAATTTGCACAATATGAGATTTGCTTTGGTAATAGGTTTAATGTAAAACCAAATGGACTCAATATCAAGTCTACTGGATTTAAAATCTCTGGTGAAAGTTCGGTTGTATATTTCACAGATGTTCCAAATGCAGACTTGATGAAAGGAGTTATTTCCGTAGTCAAAGTCAATTCTAACGGTGAAAGAGTCATTGTTGCAAGAGATGCAGGTGTTGTTGACTATATGAAGGGAGAAGTCATTCTCAACACTCTAAACATCGTAGAAACTGAGAAACCAAACAACATTATTGAGATTCAAGCATTCCCAGAATCTAACGATGTTGTTGGTCTAAAAGATCTATATCTTTCTTTTAGCATTTCAAATAGCGAGATAAATATGATTAAAGATGTTATTGCTTCTGGCGAAGACATTTCTGGGGTATCTTTCACAAGAGATTACTATACTTCAAGTTATTCAAACGGAGATCTAGAGAGGAAATAAAATATGTCTCATTTTGAGAAGAGAGTGCAACTCAATAAAATTATTGAGAGCCAACTTCCAGAATTCTTAGTTGCAGACTTTCCGAAAGCTGTTGAATTTTTCAAACAATATTATCTGTCTCTGGAACACCAGGGTGGAAATGTTGATCTTATTGATAATCTTGATCGTTATATCAAGTTAGATAATCTTATTCCTGAGGTTGTCGTAGGCAAAGTATCTCTCACATCAGCAGTATCTAAATCTGATACTGTTATTAATGTATCATCAACTGTTGGATTCCCAGACGAGTATGGTCTGTTACAGATCGGTGATGAAATTGTAACGTATACGGATAAAACTGCAACTTCATTTACTGGTTGTGTTCGTGGTTTTAGTGGAATCACTGGATATGATGTTGGTATCTCCAGTGTTTTTAGTAATGTCAATAAGCAAAATATTACATTCAGAGATTCTGCCGCGGCCAATCATGATCAGACGGTAGTTGTCAAAAACCTTAGTGTCTTATTCTTACAAGAATTCTATAAAAAGTTAAAGAAAACTTTTACTCCTGGTCTTGAGGAATATGATTTTGTTTCTGATTTAAACGTTGGAAACTTCATTAAACACGCAAGAAATTTTTATCAGTCTAAAGGTATTGCAGAATCAATCAAGATTCTGTTCAAGGTGTTATATGGTGCTGAAGCCACTGTAATTGATCTTGAAAATAGACTCATCAAACCTTCTTCTGCAGAATACATTAGAAGGGAGATTGTTGTAGCAGAAAATATATCTGGCAATCCATTTAAACTTGAAGGTCAAACAATATTTAAATCAAACGATCTCAATACAAATGCATCTGTATCCGATGTTGAGATCTTTACCAGAAATCAAAAAACATTCTACAAACTTGGACTATTTGTTGGATATAACGATAAAGATTTAATTGAAGGTATTTTTAGAATTCCTGGAGCATCAAGATCTTTAGAACCAGTCAATGTAAATGATACTGTAATTAGTGTTGACTCCACAATTGGATTTGGTCAAACAGGAACAATAATTTCTGGTAATAACAGAATTGACTATACCTCAAAGAGCATCAACCAGTTTTACGGATGTACTGGAGTTACATCTAAGATTGAACTGAATGATCTTGTCAGAGAAGATGAAACTATTTTTGGATATGAAGATGGTGATACTGAGAATAGATGCGATATGCGTATCACAGGTGTTCTCTCCAAGTTCACTGCATTAGAAGATATTCCTCTTATGGAAGAGGATGAACTTATTACTGTCAGAAATGTCGGTGAAGTTATTTTCAATCCTCCTTCTGATAAGACTCAACTACAAACATTTGCAAATTCTTGGATTTACAATACAAGCACAAGATTTGAAGTTGATTCCATTGCAGGTTCTGTATTCACATTAAAATCGGATATTGATAAGTCAAGTCTGAAGGAAGGTGATTTTGTAGAGGTTGTTATCGGTGATAGTCAACAAGTTGTTGTTCCTGATCCAACTTCTTCTAACTCCTCTTTTGCTCAAGTCTCCAACATAAATGCGATTACTAAAGAGGTAACACTTTCCAATACTGGAACGTTTGTTGCAGATCCAACTAGAGATTATAGTATTAGAAGAAAACTTGTCAAATCAAAGAGTGCTGGAGTCGTCATATCTGTTGGTAATGATGTTTTCATTGCTAATGCATTGAACGTCTATACAGATGATAGTCGAGAGTTTGGTTATGTTGCTTCAAACTCATTACCTGGATACACTATTCCAAGTAATATTGTAGAGTCTTCAATACCAGATGGAACTGTTTCCAATTTAGGAGACTTTAGTTCATACTTTAAGAGTTATGGTTCTATCAAATTCTCTGGACCAGTTGATTTTAGAGATGGTGATGAAATCAAATATACCGCGACAAACCAATTATCTGGATTAGTCTCTGGTGAATATTACTTTGTAAAACTAATTGCACAAAATGAAATCAGAGTTTATTCATCTAAGTCAACACTGGGTGGAAATGAATTTGTAAGAATTGGACCAAACAATAATCCTGGCGTTCATAATTTTACATTAAGGCGTCACGAAAATAGAGAACTTTCTGGAAATAAAGTTTTGAGAAAGTTTCCACTTTCCCAAAACAATATCAAAGTTGAAAGTGAAGAGAGAGGATATGGCAACGTTGGTATATTAGTTGACGGTGTAGAAATCTCTGGTCCAGCATCTAGAGATAAAATCTACTACGGTCCTATTGAAGAATTTGAAGTTCTCAATGGTGGAAGAGGATATGATGTAATTGATCCACCTGAAATTACAATTTCTACTGGAGCAGGTTTAACAGCATATGTTGAGCCAGTTATTGAGGGAAGTGTAAAAGAAGTTTTTGTTGACCCTCAAGATTTTGATTTCCAAGAATTTTTATCAGTTTCTTTGACTGGTGGAAATGGATCTGGTTGTTCACTTGAACCTGTTGTTGGACAAAGATTCAGAGAAATAAGTTTTGATAGTCGCAATCTAACTCTTGGTGGTGGTATTGATATTGGTAATGAGACAATCACATTTACCAAGCAACATAATCTTGCTGATGGGCAACATATCATTTACAACCATAATGGAAATGATCCAATCTCAACTGGAGATGCTTATGATCCAAATAACTTAGTAACTGGTAGTCTTGCTATTGGTGATGAATATGTTGCAAGAGTTGTAAACACCAGCACCATTAGATTATTCAGAAATGATATTGATGCATTTTCTGGTGTAACAGGAATTAATACTATTGGATTATCAACAGCAACAACTGCTGCTGGAATTCACAAGTTCAGAACTTTACCCCAGAACAATTTAAGAGCAATCAAAGTATTGAATGGTGGTTCTGGATATACTCACAGAAAACTTAGAGTCAAATCATCTGGTATCTCTACTGAGTATAATACAATTTATTTTGATAACCACGGATTTAAAACTGGAGAAGTTGTAACTTATCAAACAACTGGAACTGAAGTAGTTGGTCTTTCCACACTTAACAGATATTCTATCCAAAAACTTACCTCAAATAGTTTTAGAGTTATCAATGTAGGTGTTGCTGGTACATTTACGTCAGATTTGAATAGAGGAAAATATGTCAAGTTTGATTCTACTGGAAGTGGATATCAAATATTCCAATATCCAGAAATCAGAGTAGATGCCAACGTTTCATTTGGTGGAACCACTGGAACATTCTCATTTAATCCTGTAATTACTGGTGAAATTATTGATGCATATTTGTATGAGTCTGGAACTGGATATGGTTCAACCACACTCAATTTGCACAAAAAACCACTGATTAATATCAGTAAGGGTAAAAATGCCCAAGTTAATCCAATCATTTCAAACGGAAGAATTGTAGATATTCAAGTTTTGAACAAGGGTTCCAATTATAAATCTACTCCAGATTTAACAATTGAGGATCCTTCTGGAGGAACTGGAGCGATCTTAAGACCTGTTATGGTCGATGATAGATTGGATGATGTTGTTGTAATTAATAGTGGTATTGGTTATAGTTCTGCCTCTACTTCTATATTTGTAGATCCTAGAGGATCTGGTGCATTATTTGATACTAGAGTTAGAGTTCTCAACGTAAATGATGCATATAGATTTGGAAAAATATCTGCAAACAATTCAACTAAGATTTACTCAAATCTTTATAAGAATGACGAAGAAAATTCCTTAGTATATGGAATTTATGGATATTCTGAGGATCTTGCATCAAACTTTGAATCTTTGAATGGTTCTCACTCACCAATCATTGGATGGGCATATGATGGAAATCCAATCTATGGACCTTTTGGATATACATCTTCAGAAAATATTCAATCTGGTATCAAGAGGCTTGAAACTGGATATGTGTTAAGAACTAGTTCTGTTGTAGATAGACCAAGTTTTGAACCAGGATTCTTTGTTGAAGATTATCAATATGATAATGTTGGTGATTTGGATCATCATAATGGAAGATTCTGTAAAACACCAGACTTCCCCAATGGAGTCTATGCATACTTTGCAGGTGTAACTACTAGTACAGTTTCTACAGACTTTATACCAACTTATCCATACTTTGTTGGTAATAAGTTCAAGTCTAAAGTTATAACGGAAAATTTAGTTTTAGATCATTCATTTGACTTCAATAACGAAGAACTTGTCAGAAATACTTTCCCATATAAAGTCAACGATCCTTATGCGGATTATGATTTCATCAATGAATCGTATGAAGATTTTGAACAGTCTACTGTTGTTGAATCAGTTCTAAAGGGTGATGTACCAGAGATTAAAGTAATTGATGGTGGAACGGGATATTCTATTGGTGATAGAGTCAACTTTGATTTGGAAGATATTATAGGTTCAACCAATGTAAGAGGAGAAGTTTCAGAACTTAAGGGTGTAGGAATTACCTCTATTTCAACTACTCTGGATTCAAATTCAGGTTGTGTATTTGTTTGGGATACTGATGATCAAGTATCTGCTTATCAGTTGAAAGGATTTGATTTCAATAATAACGATACTGTTCTTGTCAGTGGTCTTTCAACTTCAGTTACATATCTCGCTGGTTCTAAGAAAATTGGATTTAGCACTGAAACTGTAGGATTAGCAGGAACAATGACAAGTTACTCCAGTTTGCCTGGAGGAAAGACTGAAGATATATTTGTATCAAGATTGTTCAACACAGTATCAATTGGTAACTCAATAACAATTGTCTCTTCTTCTGGAAATGAAGTTGTAACTGTATTGAACAACTTCTCTAACGGTGTTCTTAGAGTTAAGAGATATGGTTCAACAGGTGCAGCACATTCGTTCGGTAGTGATTTAAATCTTACCGCAGACAGAGTTAAATTACCAGTTAAAACTGGTAGATTTACTTCTCAGAGAGATAATTTAGTTTACTTCAATGCAGCAGAATCTGTTGGTATTGGAACAACTATTGGTGCTGCTATCAATAAGGTAGTTCAAGTTGGCGTTACCACGGAATTGGTTTCTATTCCTTGCAGATCCATATATCTTCCAAACCACCCCTTCAAGACTGGTCAGAGACTTACCTTTACAAAAACAACAACTCCAGGTGTAAATTCTCTGATTGTTGGTAATGATAATTTAAATACAGCAACTTTCTTCATACCAAATCAAACTACACTATCATCAGATGTATTTGTAATTAATAAAGGTACTGATTTTATTGGATTGACAACACAAGTTGGTCTGACCACATCAACAGAAGGTTTATTCTTCTACAGTGATGGGTCTGATAATGCAGAGTATCTTCTTAAGACTAATAAGAATCAACTTATTGGTAATGTTGATAGAATTACAACAGTTGTTGGCACTTCTGCAACACATGGTCTTCAAAAGGGTGATACTGTCAGATTGAGTGTTGTACCAAATACTGTCGTTGGTTTTGGAACAACAGCAGCAGTAAAACTTAAGTTGAATTTAGATGAGAAGAAGATACTTGTAAACACTATAGGAATCAATTCAACGTCTATCAGTCTCTCTGACGGTTCATTTACATATATTGAGCACGGGTACAATACTGGTGATAAAGTCTTCTACGAGAGCACAGAGGTTGCTTCTGGACTGAGCACGGGTTCTTACTACGTTGTAAAAGATACTAGGGATAAATTTAGATTATCTGAAACTCTTTATGAGACGAGACCAGATTCTGAGAAAACTGTACGTATGACCACCACTGGTGGTGTAAATCACAATATCTCAGCAATCAATCCAAAAATTGATGTTGTAAGGAATGGTGATTTAACATTCAATCTGCAAGATCCATCATTACTTGGATATGAATTAAAAATCTATAGAGAAAGAGAATTTGTTAATGAATATAATAGTTCCTTAGATAGTAGAGACTTCAATGTGGTTGGAGTTGGTAGTGTAGGAATTGGATCCCTTTCTAATGCTACACTCACAGTAAAACACTCCCCCAGTATACCAACTAAACTGTATTATGGATTATCAAAGGGTGGATATATTAGCACAGCAGATACTGAAGTATTAAATCATTCAGAAATCAACTATGTTGATAGTGAATACAATGGTGTTTATGAAGTATTTGGTTTATCAACGACAGCAACATCACAATTCAGTGTTTCTCCAAAAATTTACCCTGATGTTTTGGAATATGATGATGAGCAATGTGATGAAATCAATTACTTTACAAGGTCCTCAACCGCACTGAATGGTAGTATTTCTCAAGTTAGAGTTTTATCTAAAGGATTTAACTTTGAAAGACTTCCTAAGTTTAAGGATGTAACATCTGAAAATGGTATCAATGCAAATATCATAGGTGTATCAACTTCCATCGGCAGAATTAAAACCACTAGATTTAGAGATATTGGTTATGACTATGCATCAGATAGAACTCTGAGACCTGAAGCATTTGTTCCACCTATTGTAAGTATTGACAACTTAGATGTAATCAAAAATATCAATATTGAATTTGGTGGTGAAAGATATCTGAGTGATCCAGATCTTTTACTCTGGAATGATACCACAAAGAAAGTTGTAGACTCAACTACACTAATTGCACGCGCACCAAATGGTTCTATTTCTGAAATAGAACAGATTGCACCTATTCCTGGATTACAATCAGAACCTCATAAAATAATCGCTATCAACAACTCAAATGGTGTTGGTATTGTCTCTATGGTCAGTGGACCTACAGGAATCGCTACTTGTGTTCTTAAAACTCCTATACTTGGATATACGTCACCACAGTTTGCGGTGAATGATAGAATCTTTGTTGAGGGAATTGAAATGGCATCCCCAGACGGATCTGGATTCAATTCTCAAGATTATGAATATCAGATGTTTAAGGTCATTCAATATGCTAATACTAGTCCAGCATCTTTGACTTTCCAACTTGTAGATGATGCTGGAGTTGGTCTTACTACAAATGCTGGTATTGCAAAGACTTTCCAATCTGGATATGCTACTTTAATCAACGAATCAAATTATCCTAGAATTACTATTGAGCAAGAGAGAGGTTCTTTTGTTGAAAATGAAAGATTATATGTAGATTCTGGACAAGGGTATGCAAAACAAGATCTATTTGTTGCTCTTGTAAGAGATGATTATATTAAGGTAAGAGGTAGAGCAAATCTCTTCAAGGGTGATAGAATTAAAGGATTTATTAGTGGAACAATCGCGGATGTAACCTCTATAGACAGAAAGAGAGGTAAGTTTGAAATTGAGTATTCCTCTAAGAATGATATTGGTTGGAATGATGATGTTGGTAAGATCAGTCAAGATTATCAAGTAACACCAAACAATGACTATTATCAGAATCTTTCTTATTCAATCAAGAGTCCAATAACTTGGGATGAACTTTCAACTCCTGTTAATAGCATTGTTCACCCAGCAGGTCTCAAGAACTTTGCAGATGTTGGAGTATCGTCTGAAGCATCAAGTAGAATTGGACTTGGAGGAACCACAACTGCTATTGTGATTCTTGATGTTGTTAATGAAAGAAGAGTTGATATTGTCAATTACTTTGATAACACTCTTGATGATAATCCACGAGTAAGTTCTATTACTGGACTGACACAATCTAATGCTTTACAAATTCAAAATAGAAAATTAACAGATTTCATTGAGTGTAGAACAAATAGAGTATTAATTCATGATGATATTAGTGAGCAGTTCTCCAGTAGAGGATTTAAAGATACCTTCTTAGAAATTGAAGAAATTTCTTTCCTTGATAATCATGTAAGATATCTCATCCAAATTGTTGACCCAGATACTGAAGATACGCAGTTAAGTGAACTTGTAGTTCAATCTACAACAAATGATATATTCTTGTTTGAAAAATACACCACATTTACAAAGAATAGACTTGGTAGTTTTGAAGCAGAAATTCAGGATGGTGATAGAAAAGTTCTGAAGTTTATTCCTGCTGATGCATTTGACACTGATTATGATATCAAAGTTCTGAAGAAAACATATCTGTATCAAGGATTGCCAGCTGGAAGTTCTGGAGTCGGCACTGAGAGTTTTGGATCCGTTGATTTAGTTTCATCTTTTGTTGGAATCAACAGTGTAACAACTGGAATTAGTTCTAATACAAAAGTAATTGCACAATTCCCAGATTCTGATTTCAATGGATTGTTTGCAAGTATTGAAATTTCAAATAGATTTACATCTGATACAAATTATATTGAAGCAGCAATTGACTTTGATGGAACAAATACTTATGTAAGTGAATATTACTTTGATGCACAAACACTTTCATACAGTGCATCAAGTGTTGGAATTATTAGTGCGTTCCACGATACTTCAGCAGGTATTGTTTCAATCACTGCATATAACTCTAGTAATGAATTTATTGATGTACGCAGTAATATAGTTGGATTTGCAAATACAGTTGCTGGTATTGGAACTTACAGATTCCTTCTCAACAATCAACCAGGAGGAACAGAGAAGAGTGCAAGATATGAATCTGTCAATGGACTTGGATCTAACGTTGTTAGAGCGGGCACCTTTGATATAAGATCCATTTCTTCTGCTGCTTCTATTGTTCGTGTTTCTGCCGGAACTACATCGGCAATACATCAAGTTGCTATTATGGCAAACTCCAGAGTTGGAGATATTGTTGTTGTTCCTGGAACATTCTCTGCAACAAATAATGTTACTGGTCTTGGCACATTTGGTGGTGAACGTGTTGGAAATGAGTTCTATCTGAACTTCTACCCAGATACTCCTTACAATGTAGAACTTCAATCTTTCAATGAAGTTTTCTACAGAGAGATGGATTTTGATAATCAAGCAAATCCACTTTCATATGGACCAACTAATAAGTTGTTGTTCCTCACAGCATATGATGGATTGAATGGTCTTAGAGCGAATAGGACTAATTTTGCAATCAAACATGATGGCAAACCAATCTATATGAAGGAATTTGATCCTAGTAATACAACCCTGCTCAACTATGCAAGTGGTTTGTTCACAATGCAAGATCATTTCTTCAATACTGGTGAAGAACTTCTATACAATCCAAAATCAACATTTGTTGGTGTTGGACAGACTGCAATGGGTATTGGTGCAACCGCCAACTATGCAGGTGTTGTTACTGATAGACTTCCTGAAAAAGTTTATCCAATTGCAATCACTCCAGATACATTCAAACTGGCAACAACTCCACAATTTGCAAGGGCAGGAATATTTGTAACATTTACTGATGCAGGATTAGGTAATGCTCACGAATTAGAGTTCACTAAGAAACTGAGTAAGAGTGTTATTGCAATTGATGGAATCGTACAACAACCTGTTACCTTTACACCAATCAATCACAAGTTAGATCACAATGGTCATTACTTAACTGGTGGTATAAGTGCAGGAATCTCTACATTCAATATTTCGGGTATTTCTTCCATTCAACCAAGAGATTTACTTTTAGTTGATGATGAATTTATGTCTATTGTTGAAGTTGGATTTAGTACTAACGTTGCTGGTGAAGTTCTTGGACCAATCAGTGGTGTTATTGCTTCTGGTGCTGGTGTTACTTTCCCAACAGTATCTGTTAAGAGAGGTGCGGTCGGAACTGCAGCAACAACTCACTTTGATGGTGCTAATGTTCAAATCTATAGAGGTTCATTTAACATTGTCAAGAATGAACTTCACTTTACTGATCCACCAAAAGGAAATAATAGAGCAAGAAGAAATGAGAGCAACCTGCCATATGTACAGGCAGCATTCTCTGGAAGAACTTTCTTGAGATCTAATTATGATACCAATATGGTATTTGATGATATTTCCGACGAATTCACTGGAATTGGAAAAACTTTCTCGCTTAAAGTTGGTGGTGCTGATACAACTGGCGTTGACTCAGGAAATGGCATTCTGTTCATTAATGGAGTATTCCAAACACCATCTACTGATAATAATGCTGGTAATACCTATGAATTTACCAAAGATGTTACAGCAGGAATCAGTAGTGTTATCTACACTGGAATCAGTTCTGTTGATGGAACACCTATTGAATCTAAATTTGATATCAACCAAAACCAAATTCCAAGAGGTGGACTTATTGTTTCCTTAGGATCAACTCCAGGTCTTGGATACGCACCTCTTGTTGGTGCAAAAGTCAAAGCAGAGAAGAATTCCACTGGTCAAATTACCAATATCATTGGAATCAATACTATTACTACCGCAGTTTCTATCAGCACAGCACTTTATAATCAAGTAAGTGGTATTTTGGAGATTGAAACTACAGATTCACATAATATCAGAGGTGGTGATAGAGTTAAGTTAGATAATCTTGAATTTAGTTGTTCTTCAGCACATTCTGGCGTTACGACAACCATCTTCCCAGATTATGACTATCCAGTAGATGTCTTCAATGTTATTTCAGCAACTGAAGTTGCAATCAACGTTGGTCCTAGCACTATTCCCCACGTATATGAAGGTGGTGGAACTGTTGCAAGACACTTTACACAAAACTTTGGTTCTGGTTACAGATCACCAATTTCTATTGGTGTTACCGATCTTGCATATGAACACAGATTCGTAAGATCTGCAAATAATAGCATTACTGCAAGCACTGGCGGTCCATTTACACCAACCAATGCTAAATTTACTTCACACACTGGAGTTCTTCAATTAACCATTCCTAATCATGGATTAGACACAACTGATACTATTCAAATTGCAACGGATAGTTTAGTATTTACTTGCTCTGATGATGACTTCTTTACTGAGCAACCCTATCCAAGAGCAACTGATCCTGCTGCAGGAGCAACTTTATCTGTTAATGCATTTACCACAAATACAATTAGTGTTGGTGTTGGATCTGCAGGTGGTGGAGGAACTGGTGCTGTTGTTGAAGCATCGGTTGGTATTGGTGGAACATTATCCTTTACAATTACAAATCCTGGTAAAGGATATGTTAATCCATCAATCATTATTCCCGAACCAAATTATGAAAATATGGAAATTGTTGGTGTATCAAGACTTGGTATTGGTGCAACAACCGAAGTTGGTAAAAATTTACTTCTCAACTTGACAGTTGGATCTGCAGGAACAAGTGTTGGAATTGGATCTACATTATTCCTTATTGACGAATTCAAGATCTCAAGATCTGGATATGGATTCCAACCTGGTGACGTTATGGAAGTTGTTGGTCTTGTTACCGCAAAAGATTTTGCTTCACCAGTTGATCCTTTCCAACTTGAAGTTGTAGAAACATTCAGTGACAAGTTCTCTGCTTGGTCATTTGGTGAAATGGATTACATTGATAGTGTATTTGGATTCCAAAATGGTTCAAGAAAGAGATTTCCACTCTTCTATAGAGGTGAGTTGCTTAGTTTTGAATTGGATGTAAACAATCCACTTTCTTCTGCAATTGATTTAGATTCTGTTCTTGTTATATTTGTAAATGGAGTATTACAGACTCCTGGATATGCTTATCAGTTTACTGGTGGAACATCATTCATATTCACTGAACCACCTAAAGCAAATGATAAGGTTGATATTTTCTTCTACTTAGGTATTGATGGTGTAGATGTCACTCAAGTTGAAACTACTGAAACTATTAAAGTTGGTGATGAAGTCTTCGTAAGAAAGCATCCTAATTTTAATGAAACTGCAGATCAACTCCGTGAAAGAAGCATCACTGAAATTACTGGATCTGATATCTTTGAGACAGATATTTACAGTGGTCCAGGTGTCAATGATACTATCTTCAGACCATTTGATTGGATCAAACAGAAGAAGGATAAATTTGTCAAAGGTGATCTTATCAGTAAAAAGAGACCAATTTTAGAAACTAAAGTATTCCCAACAGCAAGAATTATTGGTGACATTTCACCCACATCTTCCGAAATTTTTGTTGATAATGCACAATTCTTTGATTATGACGAAATGGTTCTTGATTTGAGTCAGAACACATTTACATTTGACGCATTTATGATGGATTCTATTGAACCAGTCTCTGCCGCATTTACTGCTACGGTTTCTATTGCTGGAACTGTTTCTGGTGTCTCAATTGCTAATCCTGGTGTAGGATACACAGTTACTTCTGCAGATATCAAATTCTCGGCTCCTAAAGAAATTGGTGTTGGAATTGGAACCACTGCAACTGGAACTGTTACCTTATCTAATGGTCAAGTTACTTCTGTTTCAATTACAAATGCTGGATTTGGATACACAAACACAAATCCACCACAGGTAATTATTGAAACACCAAGAGTAGCATCGGAGAATATTTCTAATGTTAGCAATGTTCAAGGATTTAGTGGAATTATCACTGGAATCAGCACTTCTGTTGGTACAAATGGTCACCCATTAGCACTTAAGTTTAACTTCCGTGCAATGAAAGATTATGGTGTTGATGGTGAGGCAGAAGTTGCTTCTGATGCATTGGATCTACAGGTTGGTTATCCTGTAATGATTTACAACACAACAGTTGGAAATGGAGTGACTTCGGTAAATAGTAGCGATAGTGCGGTTGTTGGTATTGGTACTACATTCTTAGACAATGTTTATATTGTAAATAACATTACAAGTCTTGCTTCAAAAGCAGAAATTACTTGTAACGTTCATTCCAGCAGTCCAATCATTGGAATTTTGGAAAGTGGCAACTTTGATGATAATAATGCAGGATTGACAACTTCTCTTGGAACCTTATCTTGGGGAAGAATATTTAATTATGATGCCAGAAACGGTATTGGAATTGGGGTTACTGGACTAACTGTTGATGCAGGTTTGTCAACATTCCCAACTATTCAAAGAAGAGGAAACTTTGGTGAAGGTAAAACTGGAGCAGTTCGTTCCACAAAACCACGCGCCGATGGTGTCAGTATTGAAGCAGATAATAATTTGAATTTCTATATTCAATAATCTCCTATAAATATATAAAAAAAGATAACGATGTCAGCAATTGTTACTGATCAATTTAGAATTCTGAATGCCAGCAATTTTGTTGAGTCAGTAGAAAATTCTTCTAACTCATACTACATTACTGTGGGTCTACCAAATCCAACTATTGTTGGGTATGGTAGAACTGTTGCTTGGAATACTAACCCACCTTCCCCTATTGATAACCTTGCTTACAATAGTCACGCTGGTGATGTTGTTCTCTACGGGAAGAAAATTAGTTCTGCTAACGTAAGGAGACTTGTTAGAAGAATTGATTGGGTTTCTGGCAGTAGATATGAAATCTATCGTGATGACTATAGTATTACAAATCCTGCTCCTTTGTCAAATGCATCTAGATTGTATGATGCAAATTACTATGTAATTAATAGTGACTTCAGGGTTTATATTTGTATTGAAAATGGTTCTAGTGGAGATAATCCAAAAGGTAATGTATCTCAGGATGAACCAACCTTTACAGATCTAGAACCATCTAGAGCAGGTGATAGTGGTGATGGATATATCTGGAAGTATTTGTTTACTATCAGTCCAAGTGATATTATCAAGTTTGACTCAACAGAATATATTACTGTACCAAATGAGTGGTCAACAAGCACTGACGCACAAATAAGATCTATTAGAGAAGCTGCAAACTCCGATGTAAATGAAAATCAGATAAAAACGGTTTTCATTCAAAATTCTGGTTCTAACTATGCAAATGGTTTAGGGCAAGAAATGAGTATTATTGGTGATGGCACTGGTGGTAAGGTAAGAGTTGATGTTGAAGGCGGTAAAATTACAAATACTGTCGTAACTTCTGGTGGAAAAGATTATAGTTATGCTTTGGTTGATTTAGGATCTATCAATTCCAATACGACTGGCACTAGCGCACATTTGATTCCTGTGATTCCACCATCAAAGGGTCATGGATTTGATGTTTATACTGAGTTGGGAACTGATAAGGTTCTTGTGTATGCAAGATTTGATGACTCAACAAAAGATTTTCCAATTGATACAAGTTTTGCTCAGGTAGGCATTGTCAAAAATCCAACAAAAGTTGGAACTACTGACATTTATCAAGAAAATACATTCTCTGGACTAAGTTCATTTAAATTCCTTTCAATTACAGGAACACCAAAAATTGGTGAAAAAATTGAACAAAACTTGTTGACTGGTGGAAAAGCATTTGGATATGTTGCTTCATATGATAGTGAGACTAAAGTTTTGAAGTATTTTAGAGATAGATCTCTTTATTATAATTCAACAACTCTCAATCAGCAAGATTATACAGGAATATCAACAAGCGGAAGAGCATACAGTTTTGAATCATCGGCAAGTGTAATTACTGGAAAGACATCTAATTTTTCAGCATCAATTGACACTGCTTTTGCAGGAATTACAACTAATCCAACTGGAACGAAGTTAATCAATCTTGGCGTTGACTTCACAAGTGGGATGGCATCTCCTGAAATAAATAAAGGGTCAGGACAATTAATTTATCTTGACAATAGGGCTAGCATTGCTAGAAACGCACGCCAAAAAGAAGACCTCAAAATTATACTGGAATTTTAAAAAATGCCACAAAAGACGAACTTAAACGTAAGCCCTTACTATGACGACTTTGATAAGGCAGATAATTTTTATAAGGTTCTGTTTAAGCCTGGGTATCCTGTTCAGGCTAGAGAACTAACAGGTCTTCAATCTATTCTGCAGAATCAGATAGAATCCTTTGGCAGTCATATGTTCAAAGAAGGTTCTATGGTGATTCCTGGAGGAATCTCCTGTGATAATGCATTTACTACAGTAAAAGTAAATCAAGATCACTTAGGACTAGACGTTACAATATATTTGGATGCCATTGTAAATGCAAACAATGGAAGAGGCACGAAGGTAAAGGGACAGAATTCTGAAATTATTGGAACCATCAAAGGATATCTTTTACCACCAGAAGAAGGTGTTGAAGAGATTACTTTATTTGTCAAGTATCAAGATGGTGCTATTGACGGGACTAGTGTTGAATTTGAAGATGGTGAAATATTAGAACTTGAAGAAAATGTCACCTATGGAAATACGACATTAGTAATCGGTGATAGTGTATTTACATTAAACTCAGTTGAAGCAACCAAAACTGGATATGCTGTAGGTGTTGCAGAGGGTGTATATTTTATTAGAGGAACATTTGTTGATGTTCAAAAGTCTCAGATTGTTCTTGATCCATATGACAATGAACCGTCATTTAGAGTTGGATTTGATATCATTGAGGAAATTATAAATTCCGATCAAGATCCAAGTATTAACGATAATGCAAAAGGTTTTACAAACTATGCTGCACCTGGAGCAGATAGACTTAAAATTCAACTTAGATTAACTAAGAAACAACTTACTGATTATGATGATACCACTTTTGTTGAGTTGGTAAAAATTGATGAAGGTGTAATTAAAAAACTTCAAGATAAATCAAACTATAATATTATTAAAGACTACTTCGCTAAGAGAACTTTTGAAGAGTCTGGAAATTATGCTGTTGATAATTTCACAGTTGATGTTGTTGACTCACTGAACAATGAGACTGGCAATGGTGGTCTCTTCAGAGAGGATGAGGTAACTGACCAAGGTAATACCCCAACAAGTGATTTGGTAGGTGTTAGAGTCTCTGCTGGAACTGCATATGTAAGAGGATTTGATGTTGATCTTGTAGGTTCTACTATAGTTGATGTAGAAAAACCAAGAACAACAAAAAGAGTAAAAGACTCAAACATCCCATTTGCTCTTGGAAGTTTAATCAAGGTCAATAATGTCCACGGAACGCCTTATATCAATATCGGTGGAACCGCAGCGGGCGGTGGAACCAATACTAATGTTATTGAATTATATGGTCAAAGAAGAAATGGAGCAGGTAATACAAATGTTACCAATGCTTCTAATGCAGGATTAACAACAAAAGTAGGTGAGGCAAGAGTATATTGGTTTGGCGTATCTGATGCGCCATATGAAGGAAATCAAACGGAATGGGATTTATATCTGTATGATATTCAGACCTTTACAGTTCTTACACTTGCTAACACCTATAATCAAACGGATCAAGTTCCACTGACTTCATATTTCAGAGGTCTCTCTAGTGGTGCTACTGGATATTTGTCAGCATCTACTGGAAATAGTTACAGTCTGACACAAACCTCAGGAAAATTCTTGGTTGGTGAGCAAATTATTATCAATGAAAATGAGGAGTACAAGACTTCTATTACTGCTGCTGATTTCTTTGATACATCAGACATTAAAGCAGTATTCCAAGATTCTGATGCTCTGAACACAAGTTTACACACAAACTTCATTGCAGATACTGTTCTTTATGAGCAAGAACTTGCTGATTTTGGTGCAAAAGATCAACTCGTTGTAAGTGGTGGAAACACAGGTAGAATTGCTGGCAGGAACTTTACACCAAAAGAAGGTGGAATCAAAGTTAATAGTATTATCAAGTATCAAACTGGTAATGCAGATCCAACTTTCAACAGAGTTAGTGCAATTCGTGCAGATGGAACTGCAATAACTTTAGCAGCTACTCCTGTAGCAGTTGCAGGTGTTAACAGACGTACTGTTACAAACAACGCATCTGGATACACATTCTCCCTGATGGTACCTAAAATCAGGCAGTATGGTAATAATGGTTTATATTCTACACTTCCAGTTGAGAAAATTTCTTCTGTTGATCTTGCAAATTCAGAATTAACTATTACCAAGCAAATTACAGGTAAATCTGTATCTTCTAATAGTCTGACATTAACAGTAGCAGATGCCCTTGATGCTAATGCTGGAATTACAAGCGTAGCTTATGAGGCGTTTGATGCGGAGAGATATACAATCACTGAAAATAATGGTTCTCCTGTAGAACTGAACAGTGGAATGTTTACTCTCAATGCCAACGGAGATTCTATTACATTCTCTGGTTTACCTAATAACAATCCAGTAACTGTCAATGTTACGCTGAGAAAAAGATCTGTTACCAATAAAACAAAAGATTTTACCAGATCTAATACCCTTTCAGTTGTTAGAACAAGTGGAGTTTCTGTAGTTGCAGGTTTAACAACTAGCAAATTCTATGGAACAAGAATTGAAGATGAAGAAATTTCACTGAACGTACCTGATGTAGTCAATGTTCGTGCGATTTATGAATCCACAGATACCTCTGCACCTGTTCTTGATAAGTTAACATTTGCAACAGGTCTTGCTTTAGATCAAAGTGTATTGATCGGAGAAAAAATTGTAGGTCAAGACAGTAGAGCAGTTGCTCAAGTTGTTCGCACAGCAGCAAACTCTGTTGACTACGTAAAATTAAATACGAATAATTTTACAGTTGGTGAACTTGTTGAGTTCAAAGAATCTTCAAGATCAGCAATCATTCAAGAAGTCAATCCTGGAAGTTATGTTGATAAAACTCCAAACTACAGATTAGACAAAGGTCATCGCCATCAATACTGCGATTATTCTAGAATTGTAAGAAGAGATGGTGCTGCAATTCCTTCTCGTCAATTGTTGGTGATTTTTGATTCATATGCTGTAGGATCAAATAATACTGGCGATATTTTCACCGTCAATTCCTATTCTCAGGATAGATATAGAAGTGATCTTCCAGTACTTCCAAATGGTCTCCGTGCATCAGACTTCTTAGATTTTAGACCAAGAGTATCTGCGTTTGATACTTCAACCAATGCTTCACCTTTTGCATTCTCCAGTAGAGAATATGAATACAACTATAAGTATGTTGTTTCTCCAGATGAGTCTTCATTCTTAGGATACAGTTATTATCTTCCAAGAATTGATCTTGTCACGATCAATCGTCTTGGTGATGTTGAAGTAATTAAAGGAGAACCTGCAGATTTTCCACAACCACCAGTTTTGTCGGATGATGCAATGGAAATCGCACAGATTTCCTATCCTGCTTATCTGTTTAATCCAACATCGGAACCTCAAATTCTTCTTCGTGACAATAGAAGATTTACAATGAGGGATATTGGAAAACTTGAAGATAGAATTGAAAATCTTGAAGAAGTTACTAGTCTCTCAATGTTGGAGATGAACGCAAAAACATTGGCAGTTACTGATGCTAATGGTCTTGATAGATTCAAATCTGGATTTATTGTATCTGACTTTAGAGATAAGTCGTTGATGGATCCCCGATATTCAACTCTTGATATTGCAAAAGAAGGTGCAACTGCTATTGCTCCTGTAGATTTTTGGTCAATGGATGCTCAGTTAGCATTTGATCCTGCAATTGATACAACTAAAGCAGATCTCTCACAGAACTTAAGACTGTTAGATTCAAATATTCAAAAAACTGGAGATCTACTGACACTTAAGTATGAAGAAGTTGGTTGGCTTGATCAACCTCACGCTACTAATGTTGAAAATGTCAATCCATTCAATGTTATTGTTTATGTTGGTGGTGTTCAGTTAGATCCTCAGTCTGATAACTGGACTAGAACAATCTATGTTAATAATCATAGAACTGAATCAACGGGTGCTAAGTGGAAACAAGAAGCATCAGTTACTAAAAATGTTGACAGAAAAACTGAATATGTCACTTACAAAAAAGGTGGTGGTAGAGGCGAAAGAAAAACTAGAGCATTTACTACTACAACAATCACCACTAAAACTAGATATACACCAAAACTCAAAGGACCTTCAAGAGAATTTAATTATGTAGAGGATGTAAAAATCTCTGGAGAGGCAGATCCTTGGATGCGTTCAAGAAACGTATACTTCAATGCTAATGGATTGAGACCGTATACAAAACATTATTTGTATCTTGATAGTCAGCAAGTTGATGTTGTTCCAAAATTATGTGAAATGACTATGGTATCTGGAACTTTCCAGGTTTTTGAAGAGGCGGATGTTTTTGATTCCACAGGCAAAAAGATTGGTGTCATGAGGATTCAAAAACCAAATCATAAGTTTGGTGATACTTCTAGACCAGACATTGGTGCAGGTCTTGGATCTCCAGCAGTTCTTGTAGAAACTTATTCTACTGATCCATATGATAGAAACAGACCAGCACCAAGCGATACATATTCTGCCACATCTAGACTGATTAACTTTGGTGTAAGAGTTCTCTCTAGAGGAGAAAAATTCTATGGATATGTTGAAAAGGGTGCTAAAGTTGTTGGTCGTACATCTGGTGCAGTTTGTACAATTGATCGTGCAGAATTGATTTCTGATAATTGGGGAGATATTGTTGCAAACTTCTTCTTCAGAAATCCAAATTCAAATCCATTACCACCAGTAAGAGTTAAGAGTGGAACTAAGACAGTAAAAGTTACCGCAGTTCCACCCAATACAGTAGTTCTTCCTGGATCTACAGTATTTGCTTCCGAAGCACTTGGATCTTATAGTGGCAGTGGAACTATTCTGACACAAGAAACTAGTCGTGTTTCTGTTAGAAATCCACCCAAACCTAGAAGAAAGAAAACTAAGGTTGAGGTACAAGTTAAGGCACCACATAGAGATCCATTAGCACAATCATTTACAGTTGATGGGCAGGGTGCATTCTTAACATCATTTGACTTGTATTTTGCTACAAAAGATCCTGATGCAAAAGTATATGTTGAACTAAGAACGATGGAGTTGGGAACACCAACATCTTTCTTGGTTCAAGACTACACACAAGTTGCATTGAATCCTAATGATATTCAAATCAATACTTCGGATCCATTCAATCCAATTCCAACAAGAGTAAGATTTGAATCACCTGTTTTCCTGGAAGCAGATACTGAATATGCTATCGTTATTCTCTCACCAGCTTCGGATGGTTATGAGATGTGGACAGCAACTATGGGTCAAAAGACCGTCAGAACTACAAATCTCCCTGATGTTCAAAACGTAGTTGTAACCAAGCAATACATTGGTGGATCTCTCTTTAAGTCTCAAAATGGTACTATTTGGACACCAAGTCAGTTCCAAGATTTAACATTCAAACTTTATAAAGCGGAGTTTGTTAATTCAGGTACTGTTACTTTCCACAATAGTGACATTCTTCCAAAAGGGGATAATAGCACAGTTCTGGATGATAATCCAATTGAAGGATTCCCAAGAAAACTCAAGTTGCCTCTTAGCGGAACTTTGAGTGCTGCTGTTAAACCTGGTGTAAGAGTTGGTGAAACTGGCACTGGACCAAGTATAACTGGTTATGTTGAAAATATTGGTGGTCCAGCAGTTTCAGGATCTGCTAATGTTTCAATTGCAAGTAGTGGTACTGGATACAATCCTAGTGCAACTATAACTGGTGTTCAACTTTCCTCCTTAACTGGTAAAGGAACTGGTGGTGAAGCAACTTTAACTATTGACTCTTTTGGAAGCGTTGCTACCGTAACTATTACTAATACTGGAAGTGGATATGTTGATGGTGAAACAGTTGGAATTGTAACTTCATCTCTAGCAACAGCATCTAGGAAAGGTTTTGGTGCCAAATTTACTCTCACCGCCACTGGTGCAGCAGATACACTTTATCTTACAGATGTTCAAGGAGAGAATTTTACAAATACTCTTGCAATTCACCATTACACTGATCCACTCGATGAATCTACCAGAACAAGTTCTGGTGTAACCGTTAATGGAACATCATCCTTGATTGATGACTTATATAGTGGAAATGTATTCAGAGTCAAACAACGCAATCATGCTCACCACGGTGGTAATAATAGTGTTGCTATTGAAGATGTTCTCCCAGATACCACAAAAACAACAGTAACTACAAACTTTGGTGAAACTGATACCGTTGTTTCTGTTGCTAATACCGCAATATTTGGTAGATTTGAAGGTATTAGTACAAGTCGTGGATATGCACTTCTCAACAATGAAGTTGTTTCTTATAGTGCAATCACTTCTGGTACAGGAAATGCAGGTTCTCTTACAATTAATGCTAGAGGACTTAATAGTTCTTCCAAGTCTTCTCACGTTGTTGGTGAATCAATTCAACCATATGAGGTTAATGGCGTTTCTTTGATGAGAATCAATACGTCTCTGAATGTATCATCTGCAGGATATAAATCCAATAGTTCAAATCTTGATAACTACTTCTTGGAGTTTGATAGAACAACCGCATTCCCAACAGTTAGAAATTCTGGAACAGGAATGCTTAACTTCACATCCCAGAAAGGATTTGGAGGAAATACTGTTGGTATTTCTCAGAACTATCAGTTCAGTACTCTTGAACCACAATTTAATATCATTACACCAGGTAAAGGAACAGCAGCAAGTTCTCAAATTAGAACTATCTCAGGAACAAGTGCTGGTGGAAATGAAATTTCATTCGTTGATCAAGGTTTTGAACCAGTTACTTTGAATAAGACCATTAACTTCAATACACCTAGATTGGTTGCATCTAAAGCAAATGAACTTGCAAGATTGAGTACTCTTCCACGTAATAAATCTCTCACTATGAGAGTTAATTTTACTAGTGAGAATAAAGATCTTTCTCCAGTAATGGATTTGCAGAATTCTACTTTTGTAATCGGTAGAAATAAAACAAATGCACCTATCGCTAACTTTGTTGATGATGCTAGATCAAATTCAATAGAGAATGATCCACACGGAGCAGTATTTGTAACGAAGCAAATTTCTTTGGCACAACCTGCAACAAGTTTGAAAGTTATTATTGCTGCTCAAAGACAAGAGGGCGCTGATTTCAGAGTCTTCTATCAACTCTTCAAAGCAGATTCTACTGAGATTGATCAAAAGTTTGTACCATTCCCAGGTTATGATAATCTGAGAGATACTGATGGTGATGGATTTGGAGATCGTGTTATTGATCCTGAAAGAAATACTGGAAGGGCAGATGCTTTCGTACCTGCAAATGATACTGTAGGATTCTCCGAATATCAATTCACTGCCAACAGTCTTGATCAGTTTAATGGATTTGCAATCAAGGTTGTATTATCAACCACAAATGAATCAACACCAGTTAAACTGAAAGATTTCAGAGCAATTGCATTAGCGTGATGGAAAACGAAGATCTGATTCAAGTAGAAGGTGAAACAAACCTTTTTAGAGATAAAAAAACTGGTGCTATCCTCAACACGGATAGCACTGGTTATGCTCAATATATGAGGATGAAACAAAGAAGACAGACAGAACGAGAGGAACTTGATACAATTAAAAGTGACATTGAAGAAATCAAACTACTTTTGAGGCAACTGACAAATGGATCCTGATCAAATTACACTTGAAAATCTTTCAAAAAGTTTTGAATACACAAAACTCGCTAAAGAAATAGACTCTTGTGATGATAAAGATACTCTGAAAGACATTGCAAAATCTTATGCAAAACTTTATTTGAAGCAACAAGAAGTGGTTTCTAGATTAGGACTTGAAGGAATATAAATATATTTACATCCTGAACTGTATATAAATGGCTGAAATCAAAGTCAGAGTAGGTCAACAACCAGCAGTAAAAGTTATATCTTCTCTTGCCGGTGCTCAAGGTCTTTCTTTGGCGGAGCTAAGTGATGTTAATGCCACCAACTTACAAAATGGCATGGTTCTTGTATATAACAGTAGCACAAAGAAATGGGATGCTACTTTAGAATTGACACCAGGTGCAACACAGAATTTAGACATCAACGGAGGAAATTTCTGACATGGCAAGTATTATCAGGATCAAAAGATCCTCGGGTACTGACAAACCATCTCTACTTAATTGGGGTGAATTAGCATATACTACCGGTATTGGTAGTGCTACTAATGCCGCTTACCAAAATAAAGACAGAGTATTCATTGGTGACGATGGTACAAACGTCTTAACCATTGGTGGGCGTTATTATACTTCAATGATGGACCACGTTCCTGGAACCGTGGCAAACATTGCGGCAACTAATACTAGAAACCTCGATAAAGGTGTTGCTGCGTTGATGGCACCTTTACCTAACACTGGTTTGGGTGGTGCAGAATCACTTAAAGTTGATCAGTGGAACGTAGATAACTTAAGACTTGATACAAATACACTGTCATCAACTGACACCGATGGCGATATCATTCTTGATCCAAACGGATCAGGTGAAGTTGTAATACCAGATGACACATACTTAGCACTTGGTAATGATAAAGATTCGCGAATTGAATATGATGAAAATGGTACAAATTCTGTTCAGGTAACTGGTGCTCCTTGGGACTTCAACACATCAGTCACAATCAGTGGACAATCCTTCTTTGGTGATATAAGAATTGAAGATAATGTCATTTCTACAACTCCAGGTAGCAATGATACTCTCTTTATTGATCCATATCCCGATGGTCTCAGTAATGAGGGAACCGTAGTTATTAAGGGCAACCTACAAATTGATGGTACGACCACACAGGTTAACTCCACACAAAAAACTGTTAATGATCCAATTTTACACGTTGGTGATGTAACAAGTTCAAGAACAGTAATGCAACCAGTTGCTGTTGGTGTTAACACAATTACTTTTGATTCTGTTGTTGGAATTAATACTGGTGATGTTCTGAGTGGAAGTGCATCTCTTTCTGCTACTGGTATTTCAACAGTTACTGCTGTAAATATTGGCACAAAAATCGTTACCGTTGATAGTAACATAATTACTAGCGGTATTACGACAACTTCACAACTTACAATTACTCACGCATACGATAGTAATACCGATAGAGGTATTTCTTTCGCATTCAATACTGGTTCTGGTTTATCAAATAACAAGACTGGTTTCTTTGGTATGGAAGATAGTTCCATTGCCACAAGCACTGCAGATGCTGATAACCACGGAACTCACGCAAACGACAGTAGAAGATGGACCTATGTTCCCGACGCTTCTATTACTAATAGCGTTGTTACGGGAACCAAAGGTTTCCTTGATATTAAAGGTATCTATTACCAGTCTGGTGATTTTGCTACTGGTGGTGTTGTCTTCTTTGATGATACCGGTCTTCAAAGATCAACAAATGCTGTTGCATCTCCAGTAATTACTTCTAAGCAAGTTCTTACTGCAATCACCAAAAATACTCTTGCTCTTAGTGGAAACATTACTGTTAGCGTTGGTGACATTGTAAGACAAGATGTTACAGGTGCTTATGGTGTTGTTGAATCTGCAGTTAACGCTGGAAATAGTGTTAATTTGATTGGTGTTGAAGGTACATTTAATACTTCCAACAACTTGAGAAGAGAAGGTCAAAGTGGCGCAATCGCTAACCTTGCCGTAAATCCCAGTACAGTTTCAGTAATATATACTAATAAGCCCCATTGGACTTCAACTATGGATGGGGGCACATTCTGAGGTAATTAATGGAAAATCAAAGTGAAGTGGATGTAAACGTTCTGATCAAAATTTACAATTCTAAATTAGCAGCAGTATCAAATCAAAACGTTCTTCTTGAGGCAAAGTTAGCAACTCTGTCTCAAGATTTTCAGGAACAAATAGATGCTCTGCTTGAAGAAAACGCTGACCTCAAAGCAAAATTAGAAGGTTAATATGGCAAAACCATCAACTAGGCAAGGACTTATAGATTACTGTTTGCGTCAACTTGGTGCTCCAGTGTTGGAAATCAACGTGGACGATGATCAAATTGATGATCTGGTTGATGATACCATTCAATATTTTAATGAGCGTCATTATGACGGTGTTGAGAAAATGTTCCTTAAGTATGAAATTTCTCAAGATGATATTGATAGGGGACAAGGAGTAACTGTAGCAGGTGGAGATGAAGTAAACGGTAAGACTGGTGTTGGTATTGTAACCACAACAGCAACTTCTACTGGAATCGCTGCAACTACTTTTAATTTCTATGAAAACTCCAATTTTATACAAGTTCCAGACTCTGTAATCGGAGTAGAAAGACTTTTTAAATTTGATACTAGTTCAATCTCTGGCGGGATGTTCAGTATCAAATATCAACTGTTTTTGAATGACCTTTATTATTTCAACTCAGTTGAACTTCTTCAATATTCTATGGTCAAATCATATCTTGAAGATATTGATCATTTATTGACAACAGATAAGCAAATTAGATTTAATAAAAGACAAGATAGATTATATTTGGATCTTGATTGGGGATCTCAAACCGCAGGTAATTTTATTGTAATTGAGTGTTATAGAGCACTTGATCCCGCATCATTCACCCAAATTTACAACGATAGTTTTGTAAAGAGATATCTAACAGCACTGATTAAGCGTCAGTGGGGAAGGAATCTTAGCAAGTTTAGAGGTGTAAAACTTCCTGGTGGTATTGAACTGAATGGTGGTGAAATCTTACAACAAGCAGAACAAGAATTATCAGAGATCAAATCTCGTATGTCAATGGAATATGAACTTCCACCCCTCGATTTTGTTGGATAATGGCACTTAATCCTTTTTTCTTACAAGGGACTGCATCTGAACAAAGATTAGTCCAAGATCTGATAAATGAGCACCTTAAATTTCATGGTGTTGAAGTTACATATATTCCTAGAAAATATGTAAATAGAAAAACTATTATTGAAGAAGTTCAGTCATCCGCATTTGATGATAATTTTGCTATTGAAGCGTATGTAAATACTTTTGATGGATACGGCGGTGCTGGTGATATTCTAACAAAATTTGGTGTCAGTGTAAGAGATGAATTAATAATAACCATTTCAAAAGAAAGATTTGAGGATTTTATTGCACCGTTTATGTCAGGTCAAGATGATGGAACTGATGATTCCATTATGCCAACACCTACAAGACCTAGAGAAGGAGATCTTGTTTATTTTCCATTAGGTCAAAGAATTTTTGAAGTTAAATTTGTTGAACATGAAGATCCATTCTTTCAATTAGGAAAGAACTATGTTTATCAACTCAAGTGTGAACTCTTTGAATATGAAGATGAAGTAATTGATACTACAATTCCTGAAATTGATCTCCAAATTCAGGACGAAGGATATATCACAACTCTTCAACTCGTTGGTGTTGGTAGAACTGCAACTGCAAATGCAATTATTCAGGGCACAGCAAACAGTGGATATGTTAGAGAAATCTTCCTGGACAATGATGGTAGTGGATATACTTCCGTACCAATAATTGGTATTACAAGTTCACCTACTGGACAAGTTGGTGATAATGCAACTGCTGTTGGATTCTTAACAACAAGAGGTGGTATAACTTCTATTGAAAAATTACTCTTGACAAATGCTGGTGCTGGATACACAACAGCACCAACTATCACCTTTACTGGTGGTGGTGGAACTGGTGCTGCTGCAACTTGTTCAATTGAAACAACAGGTCAAGGTGTCATAAGATTCGTAATGACTGATAATGGTGTTGGATATAGTACAGTTCCTAGTGTTACAGTTCAAGCACCAACTTCCAGCGGAATCTCAACCACTGCTGTAGGTATTGCATCTCTTGGAAAGGATACTGCTGGAGACAATGTTATCAAAGCGATTTATATTCAGGATCCAGGAAGAGGATACACTTCCGCACCAACGGTTACTATTTCAGACCCAGAAACATTAACGGGTCTTGGTACCTATCTGTTTAATGAAACTATTATTGGATCAAGATCTCAACTTGAGGCAAGAGTCAAAGAATGGGATGGTGCCAATAAAGTTCTTAAAATTTCTAATGTTGGTATTGGAGCAACTCAACCAGGATTCTTCCCTGGAGAAAATATCATTGGAAAAACATCTGGAGCGTCTTATCCAGTATCAACTTATACACAGGACGACGTTTATGATAAATACACAGAAAACGATGAGTTTGAAACCCTCGGAGATGATCTCTTAGACTTCAGCGAATCAAATCCATTTGGTACATATTAATGCTAGGAAATTACTACTATCACGAAATAATGAGAAAAACGATTATATCGTTTGGAACATTATTCAATGATATTCACATTCGTCATTCGGACTCAACAGGAAATGGTATAAGCGATATAAAAGTTCCTCTTGCCTATGGACCAGTACAAAAGTTCTTAGCAAAGATTACTCAACAACCAGATCTGAATAAGGCAGTTCAAATCAATATGCCAAGAATGTCATTTGAAATGACATCTATTCAATATGATTCTACAAGAAAGTCAAGTTTAGTACAAACATTCAAAACTTGTGAAGATGGAAGCAAGGCGAAGAAAGTCTTTATGCCTGTTCCATATAATATTGGATTTGAATTAAATATTCTTTCAAAATTAAATGATGATTCCTTACAAATCATTGAACAAATACTTCCATACTTTCAACCACACTTTAATCTTACAGTAGATTTGGTTGACTCTATCGGAGAGAAAAGAGATATTCCAATCATTTTAGAATCAATTGGATTCCAAGATGATTATGAAGGTTCATTTGATACTAGAAGGGCACTAATTCACACACTTCAGTTTACAGCAAAAACATATCTGTTCGGTCCAATTGCAGATAGCAGTGATGGACTTATTCGTAAGGTACAGGTTGATATGTATGCCGATACAAATACTAAGACGGCGAAGAGAGAGGTTAGATATACAGTCACACCAACTTCTAAGATAGATAGAAATAATGATGGCGTTATTGATGCAGTAGATCACGCACTACTACAACCTGGAGATAACTTTGGATTTGATGAGGACATTCAGTTCTTCTCAGACAGTAAAGATTACTCGCCATCTAGACAAACTGACATTTAATAAAAATGAAAGATAGTTATGAGTCTATTGACAACGCACTTGAAATTGAAAGTAGCATTGTTGAATCAAAACCAATGAAACCTGCTCCACCAAAGCAGGATAAAAATGATATAACGAAAGATTATGAATATACTCGCGCAAACTTGTATTCTTTGATAGAAAAGGGGCAAGAAGCAATTAATGGCATCATGGAACTTGCGGGAGAAAGTGCAAGTCCTAGAGCATATGAAGTTGCAGGACAACTTATTAAGAGTGTTGCAGATACCACTGATAAGTTAGCAGATCTTCAGAAAAAATTAAAAGACTTAGAAGAAGATACAGCACAGAAGACTCCAAGTAGCGTTACAAATAATGCTTTGTTTGTTGGATCTACGACTGAACTTTCAAAACTGTTGAAACAAGGTTTTCTAAATAATAATGATGCATCAAGTAAATGATGGCAAAATCTTGCAAAAAAGGGTATTACTATTGCTTCACTGACAAAAAGTGCAAGCGAATTCCTAAGGGATGGCACGTAATGCCTTCCACTGGACGTTTGATGCGTGATAGTGAACATAATGATGAGAGCAAGGACGAAACTGAGGGTACAAAAAAGAATGGCAACGGAAATGGTTCAAATGGCAATGGAAATGGGAATGGGGGGTCTAATGGGGGCTCTAATGGCGGAGGAGTATCAGAGGCGTGGAGCGCAAAGTATAAAAAGTCCATCGATTGCGATAATCCAAAAGGATTCTCT